CACGAAGGGGCACCGGTGCCTACATCAGTAGAGCACTCCACCTAGAGAAAGGAAGCAGTGTGTCATCAGAGTTGCGGTTGAAGCAACGTGTGCTCAAGTCAGATATTCTGACTGAGCGTCGGAGAAGTACTTATCCACCTCCTTACGAGATGTATAACTACGACTCTGGCATCACGGTCTTCAAACGCATTGAAGCAACTCAGATGACTTGGAGTAAGGGGAATCCCTTTCCGCGAGGAAAGGGTGAACGGCCCGTCGGTGGTCCATTCGATACGATACGAACGGATTACCATTTTGGGCACAGCGCTGATAAGTTGTTCACTATTCAGCGTCCTGGGTTCCCGACTGTTAGTTGGGAAGGGCACATCTATCCGGTGTACCCAGATGTTCCAAACGCCTTTTTGAAAGGTGTTACGTGGAACACTCTACAGGAGTTCGTCCCCTCTCTGGGCGACAACACACTCGGTGCCAAGGGAGCTAAGGCGATTTCAATTGTCGCCCCAACCTCACCTAGTGCCGATGTTGCCGTGTCCGCGGCAGAGCTATACCGTGAAGGTATACCTGCCATGCTAGGAGCACAAACGCTCCGCGGACGTTCTCATCTCGCGAAGTCTGCCGGATCTGAATATCTTAATGTTCAGTTCGGCTGGCTTCCGCTCGTTGGTGCTGTTCAAGATGCTGCGAAAGCAGTTGTTGAACAAGACCAGATTCTACGCCAGCTTGTCCGCGATAGCGGACGAAATGTACGTAGAAGGTTTGAGTTCCCAGAGGAGCGAAGTGCAAGCATAGATTACCTGTCTCCAGGTAGTGCAATGCCTCCACCTTGGCTCGACATCAACTACTGGACCAACGGGACAACCATTCCTACCGCCAGTCATCTGACTGAACGGAAAGTCTGGTTCGAAGGTGCCTTTACCTACCATGTCGATCCTGGCCTCTACAGAGGTACCAGTTTCGACAATATCGTAGATAGAGCACGTCTCCTGCTGGGCATCAAGCTTACGCCTGATGTCCTTTGGAATCTCGCCCCTTGGTCTTGGCTCGTCGATTGGTTTGTGAACATAGGCCCCGTTATAACTAACGTCAGCCTATTTGCCAATGACGGCCTCACTCTGCGATATGGGTACACCATGGAAACAACCAAGGTTACCCACCAGTACAATTGGCCAGGCCTCGTCCCTAACCCGGGAAGTGGCGCGACCGGTACTGTCGTTCCTCCAATCTACGGAACCTGGACAGGTACCCGTAAACGAAGGATCGAGCAGAGTCCTTTCTCTCTTGGCCTTCTAGGGCAGGCTTTAAGTCTGCGCCAGATTGCCATTCTCTCCGCTCTCGGGATCACCCGATAGCGTCAACCGCCCGCATCCGCAGGGCATTCCAGAAGGAATACACCGTTGTTTGCAGATCCTCAGTCCGTGACTATTAGCGGTAGCGCTAAGTCTCTGAACAAGCTTACCTCCACTGATGTGGGCAGTAAGTTTGCCACAGCCGACCGAACGCACCGACTGACTATCGCTCACCAGTACGGTAAGCGGCAGCGTCACCAGATTCGCCTTGATGTCGACCAGGTCACTGCCAATCCGCTCCTTTCGGGAGCGTACGTGCAGGGCTCTGAGTCGGTCTACCTCGTTGCCGATTTCGCAAACGGCTTCGACGTGGCGACGATGAAGGCCATCATTGATGGTTTTCTCGCCAACCTCTCGGCTACCTCTGGTGCCAATATCACGAAGCTGCTCGGAGGCGAGAGCTGACAACTCTTCTCATCTAGAAGAGGGCTCTAACAGAGCCGACATTCACATCTCCAATAGATGTGAGTGTTTGTCAGATGTACTCGCTCCTGTCGCATAGGTGGGGCCTTGACGAAGGTCAGGGTCCCACCTTGCGGAGGATCGTAGTTCATACCAACTCCATGTCCCCTATATGAAAGGATAACATGGACGCGTTGATAGAACTCTGGACGGTCATCGCCGATGAGCTCGGTGATGGATGCTCAGTAGACACCACTCAGGACCAAATTCTCGTCCTGAGAAGGACAAAGACGGAAGGCGGATCGTTCTTAGCGATCACCCTCCCTGACTATCTGAAGGACTTCGACAGAAGTCTCTCAGATGGTAAGGTGTCCAGAGATAGCTTTTCGGGCTTCGCCCGCAGAGGCCATCTACCCATCTTTCTAGGTGGGTTCCTGGATCGTGTCTTTGACCGATCTACTGGAATTCTACTCGATGTACCGCATGTAGACTCAGTCTACGCGGTCCGGCAACTTACCGGACTCTACTCGAAGCTTCTGCTGGAATGCTCTACAGAGCGGACCAACAAAGCCTACAGGGAGTACATTGAGTGTGAGAAGGAACTCACAGCACGAGAGAACGAATGGAGCCAGACGGATTATCTGGACTTTTCTCGAATCTCTCGTTTGGTTTTCGGTCGCGTTCTTTCTCGCATGGACGACATCGTTGCCCATGGAGACTTGCTACCGAAACACGGTCCTGGAGCCACTGCCGATCGACTTTCTGGGAACAGAAAGTTTGATCTGCAAAAGTGGCATTCTAGGCTAGAATCAAGTTTTCCTTCATCGGACTACTTGATTCCGAACTATCGCTATCGCGATAGGCTCGACCGTGTGGAGTTCCTCGAACCCGGGAACGAGATACCTGTGAAGGTTATCGACGTTCCCAAGACCATGAAGACACCCAGGTTGATCGCAAAAGAGCCGACCTGCATGCAATACACGCAGCAGGCTCTAGCGGTCCCGTTGATGGACATGATAAATCGCGACAAAATCGCGTCCATGTTCATCTCCTTCAGAGATCAGAAGCCTAATCAACTTCTGGCCCGCGAAGGTTCACGGACTGGCGGAATGGCCACACTAGATCTTAGTGAGGCATCAGACCGCGTCTCCATTCAGCTCGTAGAGTG